TAGTCTCAATCATTGCTTTATAATCAAGAGAAGTAACGAGTCTTTTCTGAGAAGCAAATGCAATAGGAGCAAGTTGACGGATTGATTCAATAGTCTGTTTATCAGCTCCACCAGATGACTCAACTGATGTCACTGTAATAAGAGAATAATCTACTCCATTAATAGTAATATCTGCTGTAGGTATAAAAAGAGTAGCGTCATTTGCTAAAGGGCCTTTAGTTGAAATGTAATCAACTACTATTTTTTCACCGGGTTCAGGTGATTTACCAAATGAGGTACCATCGCCAAAGTTGATTTCATAGAATCCATTAGGAACTTCTGCAATGCTAAATACAGTAGTGTCTGCATTGATTTGAATAGCTTCTTCGAGAGGAACATAACTAATAAACGACTGTGATGTACTCGTATCATAAACATTGACAGTTGCAGTGGTTCTATCAATTGTTTCATCAGGAATCACATACAGTTGTCTTTCATTCTTTTCACCAGCAATGAATGTTTTTCTTTTTCTTGTTCCTTCATAAACAGGAATTTCATCAGATCCACTTTCAGTCTTGAAAACATATGAGCCAGTTCCATCGTCCTTTGCAACATATTCTTCTAGAGTTCTAAATGTAAAAGAGGTGTTATCGACAGAACTTGAGAATGTGGTGTCTTTTGAAAGTCTAATAGTTGCAGGTCGATTAACAACTCCTGACAAATTAAGAGATAGATTGAGTGCGGCCTTTGACGATTTTCGTGATCTAATGGTATAACCTAACCCTTGAGCATGAGACACCATAGAGCTTCGAAGCTGTGAAGTAGTTAGAAATGATTCATTGATTGAGAAGTTTGCTGTTAAAGCATTAAGGTGAGTGTTATATGCTAAAACATCTAAAAGATTGTCAAGACCAGCTCCGTCAAAATCATAACTTGAAAATTCTGATTTTGATTTAAAATAATCTTTTAATCTTGCTTTAATCGTGTTAAAGTCAAGATCCGCGGATTTTACTGTTTTAGCCATTACCTAAGCCTCGTTAACGATAAATCAAATGATATTATCTCTGATGAATTTACTATTTGAAAAGTTACTGTTACGTTTACTGCATTACTTCCTTCAGCGTATAGTAAATCTACGTCTAGAACTTGGGCTCTAGGCTCGTATATTTCTATTGTTTCTATAATACGACCTCGCATTATATCAATTTCAAGATCATTATCTAGTTCGAATAAGTAATCACTTAAACTTCCACCAAAATCCATGAGAAAAGGTTTTTCATTTTTATTGGTCAAAAGAATATTCTTTACAGCTTGTTTAACATCTGCTGCATTTGTTTTTTTGTAAACGTCTCCAGAAGGTTTGGCCTTAAACGTTAAATCAATATCTGAATACGATTGGTTACGAGTAGACAGAATAGTTCTGCCACCAATGTTTCCATCTTCTATCGCAAATGATCTTCTAACAGCCATCTATACCTCTTTAGCTACTATTTATTCAATTATTTCGATTAATTCGTTAGTACTTTGAACAAAATTATTATAGCGAGTTTCTATGTCTTGGCTGAAATACGCTCTGTATTTAGTACCTGGAATAAATCCTGGCATTACTAGAATGATCTGAACATGAAGTTTTCCAGATGGATCATACGTATCATAGTTTAGCACCATCGTTTCAAACTGTAAGTTATCTTTCCAGTAATCAGCCAGTTCAAATGTTTTCTTAAGAGCAACTTCTCCATAAGTGTTTCTTAGTTCATATACAATAGCTCTACCAGTTTGAGCTAGATCGTTAAAGCTGTTTTCAGTGAGTTGTTCATTCTCATGTGGTCTATAAACACCTTCAGCCACGACAAGACGATAGTTGTCAAAATTGCCTGTATTAGTCATAACCTGTCTTACTGCTTGAGCATGCATGTAAAGATGTTTTGCTATTTCTAATCTTTTACTTTCTTCTTTAATGTGCAATAACGTTATAGGGTCACCATATCCACCTAAGAATCGAGCTAGCTTAACTCCTCGAGCCAGTGGCGTGTTGGATGTTATCTTTCCAGTAAATTCAGGATTATATACTGGATCAACGCTTACATTCATTACCTTTGCAATTACGCTTCCTCTATATCTTTTTGTTTCAGCCCCTACGTTATTTCCTAAAACATTTGTTCCAATTCTTCTTGTAGAAGGACCTTCGGAAACAATATCTCCAATTTTTGAAGGTGCTGCATTTACATAATTAGAAGACAGAACGCCTTCAGCTACCATTTGACCTACAAATGTTTCATTAAGCTGAGTCTTAGGATCTCTTAATTTGCTACGCACTTCAGGAAGAGTAAGCCTTCTATTTGATATTCCACCTACTTCAGTGTCTCTATTGATTTTTTTAAACAGTACATCTCCAGGATCGATATTGACATTACGAATACCTTTATTCGAATTATATTGGTAATCCCTCATAATCTGATTATCTGTTTGTACTGTAGTTTTATTAGTTGCAGTTACAACTGTCTGAGTGCCACCGCCTGAACCGGTTCCTAGTGGTGCCGAACCTGCCTCATCCGCCTTTGCAGCAAATGATGCCTTACCTTCTAATGTTCCATGGAATGTGGTTGCATGCATTGATGTAGAATTTACTCGTGGAATATGCGCAGTCTTACCATAGTACACGATCTCTTCACCGCCAAATGTTCCACTGTCTCCAATTACAGATATATTTTCTGCAGCAATGTTGATGTTACGGCTGGTTTGCTCTATTTCATTTCTAGCTGTTAGTGTAAACCTATCGCCAGAATTATACTCAATCACACCACCTGCATTAAGATTCAATGATCCTTTTATGATTTCATTTTTATCTGCAAATACCACTTGAGTATCGATACCTGAAATATATTGAGACCTATTTTTCTGAATAACTGTCTGATGATTTTTAGTAATGTTCTGTGAGTATCCGCCTTTAATATCATCTACTTTATCACCGGCTACAGTAACATTATAGTCTCCACCAACATCAAGATTAAAATCACCTACTACTCTTAAATTAAGGCTTCCATTATAAACCATTTCGCCATTGCCTTCAACAATAACTTTATGATCTCCACCTGTAATTTGAATAGTATTATTACGAGCTGATACAACAACTGTGCCATCAGGTCTAAACTCTACTCCTGCTCCAGTCTTGTGCTTAAATAGCATGCGTTCTGCGCCAGGAGTATCATCTATTTCTGTAACATGTCCTGATATTGTTTCTCTTACTTGATTTTTTGGATACTGAGATCCTCTATATTCTTCAAGCTCTAAGTCAATACCTTTATCACCACCGCCAAGCCAGAGGTTATTGATTTTGATTCCTCTTGCAGCAAAGTTTGTTGATGGCTTATTTACATACTCTCTAAGAGGAAACACATCACCAGGATCAGCGTATCCATCAGGATCTACACCTTCACCAGCGTTTCCTTCTAGTCCTTTTAATTTTTTAGTGGTAGTATCAAAATTTTCAGCCATTTACTGATCCTTCAAAAATATATTAGCATAGATTGACGCAAAAGCCGGATCTACAGTAGAATATGGATTTGACAAGACATTAGGTTCATCATATACTTGTACTTTTCCAAATTTTTTTATGTATTCGCTGCAATTAAATCCAGGGCCATATGATTGGTCTAATGTAATAGCATCTAATCCTACTACAGCACCTCCTGGAAATGCACTAAAAAATGCTTCAATCATTTCATCAAACGTTAAATACTGTTCTTCTGTTAGAGAATCAGGACTTAAAAATTCATTATAGTTTTTTGTGCCAGAAAAGCAGTTGTATCCAGCTACAAAAGTAATAACAAATGTACCTTTTTGCCAGACTTGACGATCAATCTCGCCTGAGACTGGCAGGCATCTTTCCACTGTTCCATCTCTTAATATAACATAATGAGATTGAAGTCTATCATCACCTGAGTTTCTGATAGTTCCTGCTTCTCTTTTAGTAGCTCTATTTTTCTTACTTCTTTTATTTAATTGCTTGGCATTTAAATTTTCATCTAAGAAAGAACCTGTCCAGTCAACAACCATTGCTGACAATTCTCTACTGCATTGTTTTAGCTCTAATTCAAATTCTTCTTTGTTACTTACTTTTTTAAATGATAAATCAGGTACAGCTCTATTTGACACAATATCATCAACAGGAGTTGTGGCCTTCGTATTTGTTTTATTTCCTTTGCTTACTACTTTAGCAAGATCCGTAGTGCCATTTCTGTTAATGATGTTTGGCACAGGCAAATTAGTTACAGGATTAATGCCATTGATAGCACCTTTAATAGACGAAATTTCGTCACCAAAACTTTGTGCTGTAGGCTGGCCAGCAGCAAGAGAAGAAATATTTCCCATGATGTTACCAAAATCAACTCCTAGAGAACCAAAAGGATTTTGAATTTTAGTAGTGCTAGGAACCTTACCGCCTATAGGAAGTCCACTTTTAATGTCAGTGAAAGAGCCAAATGGATTATCTAATTCTTTCATCTGTATCTTACTTGACAATTTCATATTTTTAGTTGCAGATGTTCCAAAATTAGTGCTTACTAGATCTAAACTTCCTTTTGACAAAGTTCCTACTAAAGCATCGAGAGTATCACCTGATATTCCTACATCTTCAAATTTTTGTCGAGTAATAGGATCTTTTGATACTTCATTCATTTCCACAACCGCAGCTTCAATTTCAGCTGGAGCTGCATTTATTGCTTTTTCTAGCGCATTACCAACACCCTTTGGATCTGGTGATGCCATTACTTTATCTAGTACGCCACCATCAGCCTTTTTACCAGTTAACGTTTCAATTTCTGTTGTTTTAGAAGAAACTTTTTTAATATCAATTCCTGGAATAGCATTTGTTAGCTCGCTAATAATAGGTTCAACATCTTTCTTTTCAACTTTTACGCCTTCAGCAATCAACTTAAATCCAGAAGCAAGCTCACCTGTTTTTTCTTTAAAGGTAGTATTGGAATTGATAGTTTTTGCTACCAACTCTTTTGATTGATTGGCTGCTCTTTCCATGCCAGATTTACGAACAACCTCTTTTAGCTTTATGTTGAGATTATCTAAATTTATACTCATTTTAGTTTCCTATAATTTTCTTCAGCAAATGCTATTCTTTCTTCACTTCTTGCTGCAGTCTTAAGAGGTCTCTCAAATCTCAGCTCAAATGTTTTTGAAGCCTCTGCTGGAGTTCTAGAAGCTTTTAGTTCTCTTAATCCAAAATAACTTTTTGTATATAATTCATGTGTAGTAAATGTCAATTGAGCATAAAGGCTATTATATGGCAAATTATTATTTGCTGCAAAATTTTTAAGTTGAGCTAAACGATTTTCAGCGCCACCAGGATACCACTGTGCGATACCAAAAGAGCCATCGCCATTAAGAGCTTCTTGAGTTGGACTTATTTCTCCGCCTCTTAAATTAGCAAAGCTTTCAACACAGAAATTGCCGATCATTCCTGCAGCTTGTGCAGGAGTAAATCCACCGCCTTCAGATGTCAGAAAATAATTAAATGCTCTTTCATTGTTGTCTGACCCCACTAAAAGTTCTTTATCAATGATAGGTGCCGGCACAAAGTTTTTAACTTCGTTATGAGACTGAGTGATATTACTACGCTGAACTTGATCAGCAATAAGACCAGTAGTATCTCCTCTTAATCTTAACGGATCTCTTTCATATTTAGGCATTGATCCAATAACAAGAGGAAGCTGTGAATTTTTGCCGTCTAAGAATATTCCATAGACAAGAGCGAGTGGCTGTATCCCTACATTAGTTCCAATTCCAGAGCTGCCACCTTCTGTTATAGGAGATACAGTTTGAGCCCAAGGCAAATCAGCATTTGCTAGGTCGGAAGTTCTATCCGGATGAACGCCGAATATTCTTATTTGACACCTGCCTAGCTGTAGAGGGTCATTAATATTGATTATGGTGCCGATAAACCAACGAACATCATCACCATAATAATCAACCTCAGGGTTTGGAACACCAGATAAATGTGTCATGTTAACATTGATCCTTCATCATTATAGCTAGCTATCTTTACACATTCCAATTCTACGTCATAACGAGTTAGTGAAAATGTATGCTTACTTGAGTATACAACATAATCTCCAGACTTTGACATGTCAAGTTTAGTTCCGCCGCTAGTAGTGTTTGGTCTATTAGCTAAAAATAACAATCTAACACAGTTTCCTATTGTCATGTTATAATCACCACGGATAAACGCTTTACCATCAACTCGAATGCTAATCGGATCTTTAACTAAAAAATGTCTCATAGCTCGAGCAGTTATTTTTCTGATATGATCTGATGGATCTGTTTCTTCGCTATAAGATTTATAGTTTGCAGTAGCACCGATCTCAAATGGCCCGCTGGAACTAATTCTTGATATTTTTCTAGAACCAAGATTAGTAATGTTCTCATCATCAATTTTAAACTCTTGAGAAAACTTATAGCTCTTAGATCGATCTAGTTCTACTCTGTCAAACACATCTTTTTGAATATTGAAAGAATGATTTCTTATTTTATTATGACTTGTATGAAAGAAAGAATGTGTAGAACTAATTAGTCCTTTATCAACAAGAGATAACATGTTTTGAACATCTTTTACTTTATATGCCTTAATTGGAAGATATGCATGTTGTGTTTCATCAACTACAAGAGCATCAGTCACGCCATATAAAAAAGGCTTTCTCCTATTATATGGTACTTGTGATGTAAGAGTCACGACATCAGATATATTTAGCCGATTTGTAATAAAGTCATTGTAAACATAAAAAGGCATACCATCATCAGTAGTAGCACGTTGCCTGATCCACATGATTGCTTGTAATGGAGTTAAGTTAGGAACAATGACTTTCATCTCGTTTTGAAATACAAAGTTTCCTTCTCTGACTACCTCAAGTCCAAGATACTCTTCGGCTATTTGTGCTATAATAGAATCAGGAGATCCTGAGAATGCTTTGTTTACGTTCTTCGTAGTAGATCTAAAAAGCCAATCATCGGCTATATTTAAAGCTACCATCTCAGTAGTTTCATTTGTTTTTTGTGCAACTTTTATTTTAGTAATGTAAAA